ATCACGCCGTAAGGTCAAGGCTTCCGCCGTGTCTCGTGTGTTGTTTGCAATGCGTAGCAGTAGGTCTCCGGTTTCACCTGCCGCGCCACCAGCCGTACCGGGCTCTTCACCCGGTTTGAAGTAAGGGCCAAACGGCTTAGGTACACCCCCTGCTTCAGGGGCTTTGCTACCTGCCATCTTTTTGATGATGCTGTCTGCAAACTTTGACGCATCCGCAAACGGCTTACCAAAGTCGACACCCTGCATGATGTCACCGGTGGCACCAAAGCCGTATTCGTTAGATATCTGGGTACGCCGTGCATCGAGCTGCTCTTTGCTTATACGTCCATAGACGTAATCGGTTTTTAGGTCATCTATCTTTTTATGACCTTCCATAGCAAGTAGCGGGTTTAGTTTGCCGATAGATGCATTTATGTTGGTCAAGAAGTTTTGTAGAATCTTGCCGACATTCTGGAAAGTGCCGCTGAGAATGTCCGGGATAGATGCACCAACAGCAAGGATAGAGGCCAGCAACTTGTCTACGCTTGCTTGGACGTTGCCATCAGTGAAGCCCTTTGTAAACTCTTGCATAGGGCCGAAGAACTTTGTGGTTAGATCCGCTAATATTCCGCTATCCATCATGCGGCCCAGGAAGTCGGTAGCGTACTTGATGTATGGCGTCAAGATGGTTATCAGCTTCTGCCCAATGGTACGCATAGCCTGTTCCCATGCGTCCTCAAGTGATGCTAACTTTGTAGCCGTATCACCAGATAGAGCATCAAGCATACCTGAGTACTTGGTATCAATAATCTTGATAAAGGTTTCAAACACCTTGAGCTCTTGCCCTTGTTCAAGACCGCCACCCCTATCAAACTTTATGCCTTCTTTGGCAAACTGTGAACGGCTCATACCGAACATAGCCATCTGTTCAGCATCCGGCATCTGCCCGACTTTGAACTTACCGACCATGTTCAATAATGATTTTAGATGCTCTTCGTCAGCACCGAAAGCGGCACCAAGGTTTGCAAGCCGTGGAAGCAAAGCGTTAGTTTCAAGCCCGATAGATTCAAGCCCTACTGCTAAGTTTGCCAACTGGGAAAAGGTGAAGGGGGAAGGCCCGGCGACCTTGCGAACCATGTCAAGAACTTGAGCTGCTTTTTCACCACTACCGGTAATGGCGGTTAGCCTGGAGTTGAGAGACTCGAAAGATACCGCCGCATCAAAGGCGGTCTTACCCAACATACCAAAGCCAGCAACCGTGCCAGCAATACCAACGGCCCCGATACCGGCAAGAGCAGTGCCGGCACCTTGGGCTTTTTGTGCGACTTGACCTAGCCCGGCTTTGACTTTATCAAGGGCAGAAACAATCTGCCCCATGCCATCCACGCCGAGCTTTACGGTTAGTTGTGCTATTGTCAAAAGATTCCCCTTGTTGCCTTAATCATATTGATCTCGTGCTTTTCTAGATCTTGAGCAATCACAGCAACTTCCCAAATCTGCTCCAGCGTTAGGTCAACCTCTGAAGGATGACGGTGTAGGTATTTCACGCAGTAATACGCGATCAGTGAGCCTACACCGCCGAGTCGTTTTTTGCTTCGTCTACCTCTTTGGTAACCGACACATCAATATACTTACCAATGAACGACCAGTAGATAGCGTAGAACGCTTGCGTGTTCTTCCGGCTCAGGTCAAGGAGTACACGAATGAAAGCTGCATCTTGCGGATCATCCATATCCGGAATGTAGCACTTGCCAATAATGAGACAGTTGACCAAAAGGTTAGGTGCCATCTCAGCGTAAGACATCCTGATTTTCTGTAGCTCGGATGCATCCGGAAAGTAGTCTGCCGCCTTTGGCTGGCGGAACTTTACTATCGCTCCTTCACCTGCCCACTCGCTTAGGTCTACTTCTAGAATGCCGTGCTCTACTTCAGGCGCTACCGCCTTGATGGCTTTGATACCCATTATGCCCACGCAGTCGTAACGCCGTTAGCACCAAGCATGATTGTAGCCGTCTCTGTAACCGCTTCACCGTTAGATATGCTCATACCAGTAGCGGTCACGATGCCAGTAAAGGTCTTTGCAGTCAGTGCGCCAGGCGTGATAACGACCTGCACGTAATAGCCCTCTTTGTTGAAGAAGACCGGGGAACCGTCCGTCTGTTGTGTGCCGTCTACGAGTAGCTCGATGTCAACCGTACCGGATGCTTTGGTAACCTGCATCTTTTTCGTGGTGTCACAAAGTGCGCTGACATCAGCGGTATCTACGCTTGTAGATGTACGCACCGACCTAGCCAAACACGTGTAAGTGTTAGCGGTGAAGGCTGAAGGAGCGCCGTCTTGGAAGCCACCAAAAGCAATGGTAACAACACAGTTCTCGCCCACCAGACCGAATGATTTTGTAAAAGGCATCGTCTACTCCTACTGCTGGGTCAAGCAGCGATAGACCGCTGTTACCCCGAAATCCGTCCTACCACCATCAGATAATGCAAACGTTTGATCCGTTGAAGTCCTGCGGACATATAGCCGTGGGGTCGTGCTGGTCACCGTCTGATTATCCAATAATGTGTCGATGCGATTCATGATGGTTTGTATTCTAGCCATACTCATCGCACCACTTTCAGTATCCCACACAGTTATTCTGTAGTTAGGCGTGGTGAAGACACGAGCGCCGCATAGGGTGTCCTCATCGTCACCGCTTGCACCAGCACGGCTAAACACCACGTAGGGCACTTGCACCGGTCGGCGTGATACCGGGTCGGTCTGTGGCGCTACGGTGTTATAGATGCCCATCTGGAAACCGTTAGGTTGGTTGTCAGGAGCAAGTAAACCAAGTAGCGTAGCGTCCCCGCTCAGGGTCTCGTAAATCCATTGCTCAATTACCGCTGGTTCGTATGCCATTACTTACCCTTCAGCACCACGGTTAGCGCTTTGACAAATGCCGGCTTTACGTGCTGTAAGGCTGGATCTAGAAACGGTCTCGGCGGTACGGTGTTGCCGCCCTTCGATGTCCATCCAAGTTCAAGCGGTACGGCATACTTAGCCATCACCGCAACCTCAGCACTTGTAGCCGTCAGCATCCGGTGCATGATGGAGTTAGCAAGAGCGCCCGTATCAGAGTTAGGCGGAGTGCCTGGAGGGCTTGACCAATGCCCCTTGTCATACTCACGAAACTTACCGCTGTTTGTCTTGATGCTTCGCTTTGCCGTGGCTTCAACATCAGCCGCAGCTTTACCCACAATCTTGTTTATCTTTGTCAGGTTGCGCTTGTACTGGTCTATACCGGTAGTCTTCAGGCTTACGGTTACACTCATGGTGCCAGCACCTGAATCTGTAAAGGCCCAAAGCGCCGCACCGTGGTTGACACCGTGAAGGATATCGTTAGCCTGATATCTGCCGCTGTACCGTAAGCCGCAGGGTTCAACACCGACAAGATGCCCTGTGCGCTGTACTGCTTTGTCAAGGTCACCGAACCACTGCCAAAAGAGTACGATGCCCCGGTCTGGATGTTAGTAAAGGTAGCACCGAGCGTACCGGTAGTGATGTCTACCGGGCTGCCCAACTCATCAACCAAGCGAACAACGTAGGAGTGCCAGTCTCCGACCCATGCGGAGACTTGCACGACCTGCTGAGGGTCTTCAGTTAGATCAAAGATAAGTGCCATTAGATGTCCCTCACATAGATGCGGAGTGGGCCGAATATCTGCGTATCGCTTGCACCCGTTGTGCGTGTAATCGTTGCAGTGTAGGTTCCTGGCGTGTTCGTTACCGTTGTATCGATCGTAAACGTAGCCCTGCCATCAGCTGCATAGGTTGCCGTACAGGAGTACGTGTCTACCAGCGTAGCACCAGAGTTGTAGACCTTAGCCGTTACCGTGGCAGAGGTGATATCTATCCCTGCGCCATTGTTGTCTACACACTGGATATCGATTCCGTGCTGTGCGCCGGTCTGGATGTCAAGCGGATCACTTGCCCCCAAGCCGTCAGCCTTGACCTCAAAAGGCCCCATGCGAACCAGAGCGGCAGATGTTACCGGGGTAACGAGTTCTGCGCTGATGTAGTCTGTTCCGTTGTGAAGGAGAGCGCCTTCGAGCTCGTCGGCCGCCGCCGTGCTACCGCTGATGCTTGCCACGTTGCTATTCTGGATTGAATAACCAATCGAGCCAGCGGTGACATAAGAGGAACCAACTGCGTCAAGCACCGCTGCGGCTGTCTGCGCTGCCGTCAATCCACCACTTGAAAGTGTAACGGTCAAGACTGCTCCATTCGTACCAGAGGCACCACGCACCACGATCGTGACATCAGATGCGCCAGCCGCGAAAGCGGCGTTAGGAACATCAAGCCGATACACGCCCGGCACTAGGGAGGAGCTTATCTCTGCAAAGCCACCAGAAGTCCACGCGCCTGTAGGTGTCTGTGTGACCAGCGTTATAGCCACCGGTGCGCTCTGGTTTCGGACGTAGTATGCCGCTAGACCGGATGTGTTGAATGCTAGCCCTGTAGCACCGAGGTAGAGTTCGATACTTTGTGATGTGCTGGCTGGAGCGATTGTGATTACTGATGCGTTGCGCTCGTTTCCGCCGTTGTATGCGATGTTTGATGGTGTTGAGTTAATAACTCGGTATGTTGCCGAACCACTGTCAGGATTAGCACCAGTCCACGTCACACCATACAGGTCGGTAGCAGATGCATTTGTCGCGATTCCGAATGATGCATTAGGACTTGTCAAGAAAGAACCAAATACCTGCGGATAGTTAAGCCCGTGCAGTAATGCATACCCAGACTCAACACCACTGCCGCCCGTATAGATGCTGTTTATACCTTGTGTAACATTTGAGTTTACTGCTCCACCTAAAACACGATTGTAGTTCTCCAGAAGCATTCCATTCGTGCCTACATTAAAACAGAAACGCAAACTATTCATAATCAAGCAGTTATTTACTGTAGTTGGAAAAGTAAGACTTCCACTGACTAGAACAAGAAAGTTTCCTTCAGGGGTTGATGATGTACAGTTTGTGACTTTTGCTCCGAGGTTTGTCATCGAGCAAAACCAAGACATTCTATAAATTAGACAGTTCCGAATAATCGTAGTGTCTGCAACATTTGAGCCAGTCAAGTCTACAGAAGGGTTGCCACCGCCGCCCATAAATATACAATTTGTGACTGACAAGTTAAGTGCCGACGATGTTGGTGGAGTACAAACTAATGTTCGGTTAAAGTTGCCAGTAGATTCAAAAACGCATTTGTCAAAACTATTATTCGCGCCAGTCAATAAGCTTACAAGGTGGAAGTTATTGTTTGATAACTGACCCCCGTACCAGTGGATGTTAGAAAACTGTAGGTTTGATTTGCCTGTGCCAGATAACAAAATTGCACTGATTGATACGGCAGTTTGCGCGGCGTTAAGGTTACTGTGCCGAACCGGAGCGGCAGTCATGCCGGGGAAGAACGTAGCAGTCGGGTCACCGATAATAAACGTTGACGCGCTATAGGTTCCACCGATAACTACCGATTCGATGTATGTTCCCGGAGCGATGTACAGCGTGTCACCGGATGCAATGCCTGAAGCCCCTAGTGCTTTTTGCAATGTAGCCCAAGCGGTAGACGGTGATGTTCCAGCAAGTGAATCGTTTCCGCCATCTGCCGCAAGTTTCACATAATAAGTAGCCATTATTCAGAGACTCCACTTGCAATCTGTTGTGCCATAATCACTGCGAACTGATTGACAATATCCGTCTGAAACGCTTCATCCTGCTGAACCCACCAAAAGTTCACACTTGTACCATCAGGCCCAAAAGTGCCGAGAAGGTTGCCGGAGTAATCGTAGATATCCCCATAAACACGCCAGTCTGTAGACGGTGCAGGTTCCTTTTCAATGCGGAAGTTTTGCAGGTTCATTTGCCCACCTTCAGCGCATTGAAGTCCGTACCCTTGAACGGCATCGTCAAGAACGCCAGCACACTAGACACCGCAGCGGAGACACCAGCCGCTACCGCCTTCGAGCCGTAGAGTGCAAGCACTGCGCCGAGCTCCGAGATGTCGTGTGCTTCGGATGTGCGGACACCATCGCCGAATACGGAAGTGAACGCAGCTACGAAAGCCACGATCACAACGACCACCAACCGCTTGATGCTAATGCTGTTCATTGCTTTGCCTCCAACTTTGTAACCTGCGTTTTCAGTTCGCTGGTTGCACCTTCCAACCTACCGATACGATGCCCGTGGTCTTTGATCGTTGCCGTGTCTACCGCTCCACGCTTGTCCATACGGTGGAGGAACTGGATGATGTAGACCAGTAACGAGATAACAGCACCCGAAACGCTGATGCCTATCGTAGTCCATTCCGATGCTGTCATGATGTACGCTCCACCAGCCCTACGTGCTGTACAAGTAATTCTGTCTGTCCAAAGTCTGACCCGATCACATCGTAATAACGGGCATCATCACCCACTCGGTAAACCCTATCCTGCGGCATCACGTCAGCACCGACAGCAACTATCAGCGTCCACTGTGCAGATGGCTGGATGCCACCGCCTACGATTGATTCTGTGTCTGATTGGTTGGTTAGCCTGGCGTTGTACTCGGCAACCTTGCGCCATGTCTCAGTAGCACCGCCCCTGCCATCTTCGGTCAAGGTGAAGCGGTGAATCTCTACCCGGTCTTGGCAGAGATTGCGTACCATGCCAGCGCTGATGGTTGCGCGTAGGATAGGACTCATGCGAACACCAACGGTCGGTATCGCTCTGCCATGCTTAGGCAGTGTGCTTTCAGTTGGCTAAGCTTCACATCGCTTGTGCCTTCCTTAGCATCGATGTCGCTTGCACAGCGACTAGCCTTTATCATCCACGCTTGCCGGGTTGCTGTCCTGACATCGTATCTTTCCACGTTGATCGGGCCTTGGTCAACCCACATCAGGGTTGGGTCACCGGTGCCATCTTCCAGCGTGTAGCCCTTGACTTGGTAGGGAGAATAGACAGGGTAATCGGGTTGTGTCGTGCCTGATGTACCAGCAACCCGGCACTCGTATACCCGCCCGTTGGGCGTTGTAGGCACTACACGGTCACCGACAGCATAGGTGGTAGATGCCGTCCAAGTGGTGAACCGTGAGAAAGAATCCAAGATGCTCCCTATGTCGGTGGTGGACATCTGCGGATAACTTTGTGCATCAACAAAAAGTGATACCTGCGCTATCGCTTCGGCTCGTGTCATCATGCTCCACTATCCCACATAAATAAAAACCCCCGGCACGTCTGCCGAGGGCTTGAGATAAGAACCCGCTCGCCTTATGTAGCTGCGGATGCTCCGACGATAAGCGAACCCGGTACACGGTTGGCTGCTGTTGCATCAACGTTACCGATGTCAAAAGCCTTGAATGCAAAGCGCTCTGTGGCTTTGAATGCAAGCGCATCTTCAACAAAGTAGCGCTGATCCGATACCTCGATGGTAACGGTTCGGCGGTCACCAAACGCTGTACCCATGCTCAGGTCACCCAAGAGGACATAAGGCGTGGATGCTGCAAGTGTCTTCTGCATATTCTGGACGAACACGACAGGGTAACCGTAGAGCATAGGCGTAGGGCCGTAAGCATTTGCGATGTCGCTGATAGCGTTGCCACCAAGTGCATCAAGCAGAGGAGCGATGGCGTTGTACCAAATCTCTTTATGCATGAACCACTTAGCGTTAGCGGCGTATGTTGGGAGCTTGGCAACCATGCCCTTAAGGTTAGCAAGTGTTGGCGCATACGTGATAGTCTGACCGGTTGTGAACACCTGAAGACTAGCGATGTTAGCCTTGGTTCCAAGGTTGTAGACGGCATACAGGATGCCATCAAGGCCAGATGTGGAGTCAACTACGTTATTGAAAACAACGCGGTCTTCTTCCTTCGCAAGGACGTACGCCATATCACGGGCAAGCGTTGCACCAAAGTCGATGATGCTATCTTCGGCCAACTCTTTAGAAACCTGAGTAAGAACCGATGGCTTCTTGGCAACCAAGTTGACCTGCGCAAAGGTCAAGTCGGAAGCGGTGATAGCCGTATTCTCACCCGGGTAGTAGACCGTTGTGGATGCGGTTGCGTTAGGCACGTTCAAGACATCGCTGGACATCGGGTAGATGCGGCAGTTTTGACGCGCAATGCCGAACTGCTCACGCAGGTAGATAAGCTCAGAAGACAACGGATCCGGTACGGTAAAACCACCAGCGGTTGTCGTGCCTTCGCTCTGTGACTTCAGGTTAGCCTTGCACCACTCAGCGGCCTTGCGGTTGCCCATGATAGAGCGGCCCCACTGGCCCCAGCAGTACGCCTTGTAGTTAGCCTCATCACGAGTACCGGAAAGTGGATTGCGTCCAACGCCGCCCGACTTCCAAGGCTGGTCTACTTGCGCTTCGGTTGCTACTGGATGTCCCTGTCCGAGTGCCTTGATGGTCTCAATACGCTCTTCAATGCCCTTGGCTTCTGCCATCAGGCTCTTGACCTGTGCAAGGTCACCGTTACCGGAAGCAAGCTCCCGCGCGGTAGCAAGCACAGATTCTTTTTGATTCTGTAGTTGTGTCAAATTCATAGTTGTGTTAGCAACTCCAGACGTGCCAGCAGTTCCTGGCGTTCGTCATTGTCATGGGCTTTCGCCTCTACTACGAGTTCCGGTTGCACTTCTGGCTGGTCTGCGTCCCGCAGTGAATCCCAGACTACAGGTGCTAAGCGCTTGGCGCTCGCCCGGCTAAGACCGACTGCATCCCGCAGTCGACGTTCAACACCCCGCAGTGAAGCGGGTTGTACGCTCTTCATTCCGTGCATGGCATACAAGCCCTTTGCACGTCGAGCAAATTCATCAATGACGGCATCCGCCATGCTTTGATCTGATACTGCTTCGATGGCTCCGCAGAGCGCATCGTAGTAGGCTTCAAGCCCCTCGTGGATAAGGTCACCTTCGGCATCATCGTATACCGACACGGCATACTCTTCCGGGGATTGCTCAGGCATTGGAGCCATTACCATCTCTTCTTCTTCCATCATAGGCTCCATGCCGTAGTACTCCTGTAGGCTTTTGACGCTGTTACGATATTCGGCGGGTGTCGGTGTAATCGATGCCTCAGCGATAGGCCAGCGGGTTATCTCAGCTGCACCGCCCATGCTCTTGCGCTCTACCAGATGACCAGCAGCACCAGAGGAAAAGCCCATCTTGCCTTGTTTGCAGAGCTTTGCAATCATTGAGCCGTACTCGTCGGCCATGTCTAGTTGCGCTTCATACCATAGCCCGACATCGTCCATCTTGATGTAGCCAGTACCGATAGACTTCTTACCTACAGCGGCATCCATACCGTGGTGGTAGTAGACGTTGAGCGGTACGCGCTTGCCTTCGGTCATAGGAAAACCGTAGTCGGTTGACTTAGTAAAGTAATCACCTTCA